CTCACTCTCGCCAGAGCCGCCGTAACCACATGGGAATAAGCGGGGGGATTGGGCCGCATAAGCGTCACCAACATAAAACAAGGTCATAGAAATATCACAGATAAATCACCGAAACTACTCCAAAGACAGGTAGCGATAGAGCAGCAGGATCTAAACACATACATACAATTAAACTTTCATACAGTATAAAAATACAAAAGAGTGTTAGATTAAATAGAGACTAAAAATCGTTTATAATCTTAGTCAAAGAGGGAAACCATGGGAAGAAACCGTAGAAATTGGGGCAGGAGCCCAGCACAGTCCAAACGGGCTTGCCGAGGTCCTGACCGCGAAAGCGGTAGGGTGCATAGAGGATATTAGAATCCCATGGAATAAAAAGTTTTTGATCTTCGCCATTATAGTTATAGTCTTTACATCCATAATTATACTGATTAGTGAGGAAAAGACCGTCAAATTGAGCACCTTTACGTGTAATAAAAGCGACGTCAGATCGAGTGCCTAGAAACATAGAAGCAATCATGTTAAGAGGACCAACCTCTCCCTTGGCATTGGTGCGTCCATGGCCATAGTGGGAGAGGCAGAGGGGTTCAAGATATACAGAACTAGTAGTCTCTTGTACAATAGTTCGAGTTTTGAGAAAAGTATTAGTCACATTCGAAACGCATTGCATATATTTAGAAATATCACAGCCACCATTATTAGTAGTGAAGCCAGGGTCAAGAACGACCCCATCAGTGATGAGAGCCTGAGGGAGAGGAGAAGGAGATTCCATAGTAACCTTCGTAAATTTAGCGGGACCTCTAGAAATAGACTCAGCAACGACATGAAGAATTTCAGTGGGATTGGAGCCAAAAGAGGAAGAGCCAGGGATTGAAGACTGTGGATACCTAGACTCCAGATAAGTTATAGTCTTCCCAAACGCATCGTCAGCTATAGCAGTCACTTGCGCGACATCCTTCGCCAGATGAGAGGCAGCCTGGGCAGTAGAAAGGACAGGTCCCTGCGAATTTACAGCCACCGTCCTCTCATAGGGAGCTTCTTGTTCCATCTTAATTTCAGCAGCCCTCTGAGCTTTGAGGGCCTTGTAGTTTGTTACTTGGGAAAGAGAAGGGGAAAGATCCGTAAGGTAGTCAAAATCGCCACTTTGAGTATACCGGGGAGAAGCAACCTGTAGGTCGCCGGAGACGTAAACCAAAATCGGACAAAAACTAGAAGCAACGTCGGGGTGATTAAGCCTATTGATAGTTCTAAAGTAGAGATTTCCCCAAACAGCAGTGCGATAGTAAGCTCTAGTGGCAGGAGTACCCTTAATAGAAATAACAAATTCAGAGCCATCATTAACATCAAGAATCGTTGACCAGTGTTTCGACCAATCCAGTTTATTGAAATCGTGGAGATGATTAGGAGTATAGCAAACCTGAACTCTACCAGAGTGAAACTTTGTTTTGATAATCTTAAGACGAAAGTGCAGAGTTCCGTTGTGAAGATTAAAATGATGAGTAGCAAGAGCAGTTCTAGCATGGGCAGCAATAAAGTGATTATTCTCACCAGGGACAGCAACAGTAGAGATAACTGAAGGTTGAGGACGGACAAGGATGATACCAAGCTCACTGCCATAAGCTTGGGCATCAGTCCAATGAATGTCTCCGATGTATGATTCTTGCTTAAACAAATCAGTAAATTTGTTTGAGCAAGCTCCATCTGGGACAACCTGTTGTGGAACCGGAGCATAAGGTTTGAGAAACCCAGGAGGACCCTGGATCTCATCGAGAGGTTCTGATGCTACAGACTGGACCATGACAGAAGTGCCGGGATTGTGAGTTTTCAATTCGGGGCCCTGAGGAACGAGGTCTATATAAGTTGATTCATCAATTACAGTAGAGTTATCTCCAGGATAGCGGAGTTCGACATCTTCAAGCCAAGCGAACATAGTATACTCAGGCTTTACCGACGAACCATATTTGTGGCCGATGGCAAAAGGAAGAATGAGAAATTCTCCGAGAATTCCAGGCTTGTCAAGGCCGTAAGTCTCGTAGAAAGCAGTTGGGAAGTAAAAAGGAATCTTCAGGGTGGCATTCGGGCATTCAGCAAGGTCAACCACAGCATGGGGAAGAAATGTAGCTGCGGCAATGTTAATAAAAGGAGTAGTCCCAGTGGTAGTTAGTAAACCAGTCCTTTGGGTATAGCCAGGAGGAACAAATACGAGATAAAACAGACCGGAAGCATAAGGGTCAGAGTTAGTTTTCAAGTTAACGCACATAGTAAAATTTATGCCAACGAAATTTTGAATCACGTTAGCAATGGGAGGCTGTTTGAAAAAATTGAAACCGAAGTCGATCTTGTGATCGGCCGCGACCTCACTCTTACTCGGGAGGTTACCCGTTTTAACGACCCTAGGATTAGAAAGAATTCGGGTAATATCAAACCTATTATCGCCGACGGGAGGAGGCCCAGTCGTGTCAGCCTTGACTTCAGCAACGGCCTCCTCATTCCTAAATTGAGTAAAGGAAATTTGATCAACTATTTCGGAAGCAGAACCAAGGAAGGTACCAGCAGATTCAATAATGGAAGCAGGATTGAGTGTGGAAGGAGCAATAGTGCCACCAAGTTCAACGGCACCAATAATTGAGTTTAAAGCAGTAGATGGATCGGCAATTCAGTAAATTTACTTCAACAGACAGAGTAGAATTAGTCTCAGTCAAGAAGGAGAACGATAAGTAGCCTTTAAATACGAGGTGAAGAGAGCACACACTTATCAATAGAAACACGAAAGTCTCTCTCTCTATACGTTCAATCATTCGCAACATGAAGATATCACATACTAGATTCAGGATTTGCTGCTTGAGCCCTAGTTCTCATCTAGCTCAAGCCCCATTCTAGCACCAAGGAGAAAGGGAACCAGAGAGGACAGCTCCTCTAGTTCCATAGAAATCACGAGAAGGGATATCTATTCCTCTGCGCATGCACGCTTTGGAAAGACCATCATAAACGAAATTATAGTAGTCCAAACCCCAGAGAGAAGCCTCTCTAAGGGCATCCTCACAGACAACAGAGGTCATCTGCTTAGAAGGACCGGAGAAGGAAACCCAGTTGGGCATTTCTTGTATCACAGATTTTTCGAGGGGCCACACCCACCTAGCAGATTCTTGCGAACAGCCAGGCTGAGTGGTAGACCAAACGGGAGTTCTTTTAAGATACCATGTTTCAGAAATTGAGTGGAAAGGAGTCATGTCAGCACCAGTTTTGAGAGCATCAGTAAATTCTAAACCCATAGAAGCAAAAGTTTTCTGAAGAGTAATGCAATTGAAGAAAGAAGCAGCTTCATCGGAGACTGAAAAGAGATTATC